CTCCATCTAAATCTGTATTAGAGAGGAGTGAATCCAGACACTTTTTTAGGTAAGTTGTCCTGTTTAGGGTTCGTATTCCTATACACAAGTTGTTTGGTTTTTGTATCATATTTTTCTACCCAGTTAACTTTGATATTGTTATCATTACATCCAGCAATAATTCCTTCCAGTCCACGAGTCATTCTCAAACCTCTATATCCTGTGAATGAAGGCGTTGTTGGTCGCATGTCATGGTCTATTTTATTAGTTACCCCAAAATGCTCTTTTTCTTCTATGTTTTTGAAATTACAACCAATGATATTAATTGTTTTAGCACCCATCATGACTGCTACATAAGAACAGGGGTGTAAACAGGTTCCATGACCGCCATAATCCATTCTTTTACCCTTTACAGCATCGCTAACCATTGCTCGCATAGCATTTGGACCAGAATCATTAAAGATAGATCCAGAGTTTCCATGAGGAGGATATGGTTTTAGATCAAGATAATATGAATTATCTCTAGCTTTACCTATCGCTTCATCGGCTACCTTTTTGGATCGATTATAAAAAGGATAACCAAAGATATTTGTTTTATTGACAATTTCAGGATATTTTTCTTTTAAAAATACAAACCTATCTCTTTCATTGAAGTAATGATAAGTCGCATTAGGAAACTTCATATAAGCAAGATGGAGAGTAATACCTATCTTGTCATTAAAAAAATCATCTGGATAATTTTCTAATGATGGATCAGATCCAGCAATCCATATTTCTTTTCCTTTATGTTTATTGAAAAGTTTTGTGATTGGTTTCATATCTTTCTGATTATAAAAAAACCATTTTCGCTAGTAATTGTAATTTTTTCATACTTGCCCTTATATTTCGCTAAAAAATCATTGACCGCAGGAAAGACTCCTTTATGTTCTGGCCTGTAATCATGCCCTGCGACATAACCCCCTCGAGAAAGATATTTATGTGTTATTTCTAGCTCGGCAGAAACAATAGGATAAAGATGTCCATTGTCAAGAAAGACAAAATCGATCTTATTTTTAGACATAACATCCTCTAATGCTTGTGGAGATTGTCCAATAATAAGCTCAACAAACGGTGTTAGTTTTTCTTCTGTTATACGTTTCTCGGCTTTGAAATCTTTAATATCTATCGACCACAGAAATCCACAGCCATTATCTTTAAGTGCCCTAGCGATACTGGTTGTGCCTTTCCCAGTAAATGTTCCTGTTTCAATTACTTGTTTGGGTTTAATTGCTCGTATTAGTCCATATATAAATGGATATACTTGTGGTTCAATTTCCCAAGGATGTTCTTTCATGATTTTTTAATAAAGTAGTTTAGGCGGGAATATTGAATGTTTTAAATTCGAGTGTATTAATAGGTTTCCAGTCTTTTATATTTCCTCCCTTTTTAAAGGCCCAGTCAACACTCATTTCACCAGTCGGATGATGAAGACATGGCCTGAACTCAAATTCAATATTATGTTCTTTACAGTATTCATTAACTGCTTTTTGTACCCCATATTCTGCTCCTGTAGTTTTTATCTTTTCTTTATTATTATCATAATCATGTCCACCAATAAATCCGCCTATTTTTACTTTAGGCAGCCAAGCCTTAAGATCTTGTAATGCATATTCATAGGCATGATTAGCGTCTATATAAACAAAGTCTAAACTCTCATCTTCTATCTTTTTAGAAGCATTAACAGAAAAATCTTTTATCCATACTAACCGACCATCATCAAACTCTTTTAATAGTTTTCTGGCATCGTTATATGCCTCGACAAGTTTTGACTTTAGTGTGCCCTCATCATATCCCTTATAATCATCCCACGAGTCAACTAAAAATAGTTTTTTAATATCTAAATGCGTTAATATTTCTCTAGCATGTTGTCCTCGATAAACTCCAACCTCGGCACCAACAAGATCCTTCCTTCCTTTTAGAAGTTCATCAAATGGTCTTGTATATGGCTCACGAGGGTAATTAGGTTTTAACATAGTTGTCTCCTTTAGCCTGTTTTTGGCCTGTTTTTAATAAATATTTTTTATATAATTTCCAAGGATCAATATTTTCTTTTTTAATCCATTTTCTAAAGTATAACTCTCTAAGCTCTTTTAGTCTTGCATCCATGTGATGTGAATCCATATCTTTGCCTTCTGGTATCATCAGCCACTTTTTAGTCGGAGCAATCCAGAGAGTCACTCCTTTCTTCATTAATTTTTGTTCCCACCACCAATCATCAATAAAAACAGAAGGTATTTTTCGTAAGTCAATATCTATGGCATTTTTCCTAGAAACTAGGCAAATATTAGTACAAACATAGTCCATTTGCATAGGTTTATCAATACTATGAGAACGAAAACCTGTTGCCGTATAATAAGTATTTCCAGTAAAGTTTTTGCCCATTATTCCTACAACTCTGTCTTTTTTGTAATGTTTCATTAAATCTTTAACCAATTCTTTTCTAGCAATAAAATCATCACCAGCAAGAATAATTAAATTATTTTTAGCAAGATGAGCTAAAAGAGTTCTCCATCTAGAATTAATATTTTTACTAGAACTAATGACATGAACACCTTTTACTTTTGTTTTAAATTTCCCCGAATTATCCCAAACAAGAACTTGGTTTACTTCTTCTTGATTCATCCAAGATTTTAAAACTTCAGTATATTTTCTTTCTCTTTTCCAAAATATTGTACAAACTGTAACTTTTTTCATTGTCTTCTTAAGTTTAAATAAGTAGGTTTTTTACTATTAATTATTAATTCTAACAAATCAGGCATTTCTTCTTTTTTTTCTGGCCAATGAGAATCTATGTTAAAAAATATTCCCATTACCTGTCTATCTTCTTCTGACCAATGAGAGAATCCGTCTTCGTTATAATCTTTATTTCTTCCTCCACCAACTAATTTTACTGGTATTTTTTCCTGATTGAGATAATTTCTTATTGTTTCAAATGGTCTGTAAAGTAAGAACGGAGTAATCGAATAAACAAACGGAATCCTTCCCTCTAATGCTAACCCTACTCCAATTCCCACCATACTTTGTTCGGCGGCTCCTGTATTAATAAATCTATCTGGCATTTCATCCCGAATAGAATCAAACATTTTATAACCCAAATCTCCAGTTATCAACCAAATATCTTTATTCTTTTTCATTTGTTGATAAAGCTCGTAAGCAAACCAACCCCTCATACTATCGTATCTTTTCATAATCCTCCTTTTTAATTTTAGAATAATGTCCGTCTAATCCTTTTAGGAACGGGTATTCATCCATTGTGGTTTTGATAATTCTAACAGGAAATTCAAAAGCCTTAATTCTTTTTATAAGGTAATCTTCATCAATCTTTTTATACGCCGCCCATCCATTCATAATGAGATATATCTTCAAATTTCTTAATTTTTCATCTCTAGCGATTGTTAGTGACTCCCAGATTGATCCTTCAGCACATTCTCCATCACTAATCACGCAATAAACTCTCCTGTCTCTGTGCGCTAATGCCATCCCTACCGCTATTGGCAGTCCTTGTCCCAGACTGCCAGTTGAGCAATCTATAACATTGTCTCTATTGGGATGAGTTCCGTGTTTTTTAAATAATTCTTCCGCATTAGCAAACCCATGCTTTTCGAGTATTACATATAATGCCAATCCCGCATGACCATTACTTAAAACAAATTTTTCATTGGGAAGTTTAAATAAAAAGATTCTACTAATTGTTCCCAAAGAAGTAAGACAGCTTCCAACATGACTTAAGCCGAGTTTATAAGATATTTCGAGGAGTCTTTTTTTATACATTTTCTACCATCTCCTTAATTGATTCTTCTAGTGTTTTGGTTTGTTTCCATCCTAATGCTCTTAATTTACTGTTATCAGCCATCCAAAAACTAGAATCATAATCTCTCATACTTTTAACCATTCTAATACGAGCCTTTTTTCCTGTTGTTTTTTCAACTATTTTTAAAACTTCTTGATTTGTATATTGTTTACCACATCCCAAATGAAATATTTCTCCATTAAGTTTTTCTATATTATTAAGAATTAGTATTACACCATTACATAAATCTACTACATCTATAAAATCATGCATTGGTTCGGAAACAAATGGTATTTCATTACCATGCAAACAACTTTTAATTAATGTTGGTATTAAATGACAGTCTTGTTCTCCAACTCCCATTACAGAAAAAGGCCTTACAATTACTGTATTAAAGAATTTTGAAAAATGTCTTGTGAGTTGAGTGCCACATGCTTTAGTTATTCCATAAAGAGTTTCAGGTCTTGCCACCATTTCTTCATGCATTGGTTCATTTTTCGTTCCAAGTTCATAAGATGAACTGAAGTTAATGAAATTTTTTACTCCAGCATCTTTTGCTGCTTCCAGTAAATTAAATGTATAAACCACGTTTACATTAAAAACTTTTCTATCTCCTTTCTGAAAATTATAGTTACCATAAGCAGCGGTGTGAATAACTGTATCTACTGAAGATAAATAATCAGTTAATGCGGTTACATCACTTAGAAGCTTTCTTGGAATGGGTTTGACTTGTAATAATTTTGATAGATTTGAAGCTACAAAACCATGTGATCCACTTATTGCTACTGTTTTTTGCTCTCTATTTTCGACCATACTTTTTCATTAATATAGTAAGTAATAATTTTAATAACGGTATAAGTTCCAGTTATCATAGTTACCGATTTCCACGTTCCTGTGAAATAGTAGACTATCAGTCCGCCCAATCCCATGCCCAGAACGATTTCATAAGTCCAAGCTTTGATATGATGGTTTGGTTTTTTAAGCCAAAGCCAAAATCTCTCATGTAAATAAAACACCAATAAAAAAGTTGTATGATGTGTTAATGAACTTTTTATTGTGAGTTGTAATTTACCAGTAAAGAAATAAAATACTGCGGCGTAAACAAATACCCCCATTATTCTCCAAATAACACTTTTTAACATTGATAATTTATGAGTTACCACGAATTTTCTCCTTTATTTTAGTTGAGCTTTGTAATGGGAAATAAGGCATAACAATCATTCTGCCTCCATATAACTCTACCCATTTTTTACTATTTTTTAAGATTTTTTCGTTATGACTATCACTTTCAAAAAGAATATTCGGTCTAATTGATTCAATATTTTCTACTGGCGAATATTCTTTTTGAGCAACAACCGCATCAACACTTTTAAGCTCAGACACCAACTCTAGCCTTTCTTTAAAGGAAATTATGGGTTTAGGCTTTTTCTCCATACAAGATTTATCTGTCAACACGCCCACAATCAACTTATCACAAAGAGCTTTACAATTTTTTAAATGCTGGATATGGCCAAAATGAAGAATGTCACCGACAACATAGGCGTATCCAATAATCAAATTAATGCCTCCATTTTATCAACTGTCTTTTGCCAAGTAAATTCTTTTGCTCTTTTTATTGCCATTTTAGATAACTTTAACATGAGGGGATAATCATTAAAAAGTTTTATTGTTTTCTCTACTGCTTCCATGTGCCATTTATAATCATCTACGTTTCCAGAAATAATATAACCAGTATCTCCTACCAAGTTTTTTATATTCCCATTATCGCTAGCAATTACAACACAGCCTGCTGCCATAGCTTCTAGAATAACCATACAAAAAGTTTCTTGGATATGTTTACCAACGGGATAGATAAATACTTCAGTTCCATTAAACTGTCTTGCCATTCTCCTTTTTCCGCCTTGTCCGTGGTACAAAATTTTATTGTGAATCAAATCATTGTAAAGACTCCTATATTGAGTATCTTCCCATCCCCACAATTTGCCACTGCCATATGCGTGAATGTTTATATCTTTCATTTTGGGCTTCAATCTTTTAGCATATTCTATTAAAGCTTTCATTCCGCCTTTGTAGGGATGTCCTGCATAAGAAATGCTCTTGTTCCATTTTTTAGTATCTGGCTTAAAAAATCTTTTACTTACACCAGGCTCGATTATGGTCATTTTTTTAACTAATTCACTAGACAATTCAGAAGCATATCTATCTCTGTGCCACTCGCTTAATACAATTAATTTATCAACATTGGGATGTTTATTTACATCTTCAATCGCAATTCTTGTTGACCAGTTAAAAACTTTTTTGGCGTTATGTTCTTTTGGTAAACTCTCAAACCCAATTAAGACACCTTCGTTTGATGGTTCGTAGTCATAGTGTTGATAATATTTAACATCATCGTAAACATCGGGGAAATTACATTTGATATAAGCCGTAACATCATGTCCTCTTTTGGCTAGTTCTTTGGCTACCTCAATGATTATCGTCTGAGTTCCCCCAACACCTGCGTTTTTCATTGTGTTGGGGTTATAGGTTAGTTTTTCGTTATTATCGTACAGGTTTATTTTCATATTTATTCAGTTTGGTTATACTTAAAATCTAATCGTCTTTCTTTCGGGATCCACAATGGATGCTTGGCTAAACTCTTGTATGGTAGATCTATCCAGTTCTTTATTTCTTGGACTTGTTCCTTAATCCACGTCTCATATTTAATTTTAGAGATTATTCCTTTCTTCCTATTATACTTAGTAAGTTCGGTTTTTTGTTCCCAACGAATTCTTTTCTGAGAAGCCAAAATATCTTTTATTGATCTTTTCATGAAGACAACTAGTGTGTTGTCTGTTGAAAACTCTTGAATCCAAGCAGAAACAGCGGGGCATTGTACCACGATTCCGTCTCTTTTCAATATCTCTCTCAATTTGTCCCGATTACTGACATTAAAATATTCTTCATCAATATAAGCGTAACCAGTATCGATAGCGATCATTTTGGCGGCGATTCTTGTACCTGATCTTTGCGGACCAGTAACAAGGATTTTATTGTATTTTTTGAGATTTTCAAACATTATAGTTTAAACTTGTTTATCATTAATTCTTCCTCAAAAGCATATATTTTATTATGCCCATCTTTAGTTTGTTTTAACTTTGCAGGAGTACTGTGTATTCCGTAATCTCCTATTCCTGTCGCTCTGTTAACAATTAATCTAACTCTTTTCATGCCTGTTTTCATTATTGCCCAATCTTTCCCTTGGTCTTGTGAGGTAGTTATCATTTTTATCCCGCCATTACTAAATAAGTTCTTAATTGCCCCTTCATCTCTTTGTTTATATGGACTATCTTTTACTATGTTGTAATAAGCCATATATTCTTTTTCTATTATTTTCCATTTTTCAGCCCAACATCCTTCAGCCCAAAAATGACCTTTTTTGAAAATTACTCTATCGAGGTTTTCTTTTACTTTATCTTCTTTACAAAGCAATTTTAATCCTGGAGATATACAAGCAACCCTTTTATCGTGTTCAAATTGTTTGAGTAATCTTTTCATTATCAAAATGAAGTGAGGACTAACAATAGTATCGTTTTCTATGAAAATAAAATATTTATAATTTTTATAGAGAGTTTGCATTGCTTCAAACTGATTAATGGCAACTGATACGTTTTTCTCTCTAATATGATAATTCTTATTTGGAAGTTTTGAGTCATGAAAAAGTTTTATACTACAAGAAATATCTTCAGCTTCGGCAACTACTTTATCTGTGAATTTACAAACAAATCCGTCTTGAAATAGATGAAAATGAGTATCAGATAAATCATTTTTCTCAAGTGACTTTATTGACTGTTTTAAATAGTCTGGTCTGTTCCAAGATATAATTCCTACTCCTAGTTTCATTTTGGCTTATACGCTACTACTGATAAAGAATAAGGTTTGTTCTTAGGAGTTTTTGCGTAAAGTACTCTCACAAAATTAACTTTTGACAAAAGTATATCTATTGTTTGAAAAGTCCATCCGTATTTATAGTAATCCAACTCATGATTTTGTTCACCGTAAATTTCCTTCAATAAGTCTTCATCTTGAGTGGAAATAAACGCCTTCATTATTTTACTTAAATCAGGAACATGGATTTCTAACTTTCCTCCAGGTCGAAGTACTCTGAACCATTCTCTTAATGCCACCATCGCTTCTTCTTGGTTTAAACATTGGAGCATATAGCAAGCACAAACATTTGATATTGAATTAGAGGCAAAAGGTAAAACACGAGCATCATTTTGGTATTTAATTCCTGGAAGCTTTCTTAGGTCTATTTGAGCGTAATTGGGATATAAAGGAGTTTTTCCTCCGCCTATTTCAATGTTTCTTATGTGACTTGTGCCTATCATTTCTAAAGCTGGATCTATTTTGTTAAGTTTTTTAATCCTCTTATCCCAGAGTTTATGAAATAATTCTTTATTTTTCAAGTTAGTTTCTTTAAACCCATCTTTATCTTTCTTTTGAGCCATAACCTGACTTTTCCCTTCGTAATGAATTAGTTTTGCTTCATGGTTAATATAAGCCTTGTAGCCTTTCTCTCTTACTTTCAAACAAAGATCATTGTCTTCGTAATAACCTCTTTTAAATCTTTCATCAAACCTGGCAAATTGTTTTCTAATTAACATACAAGCCCCTGTTACCGCCTCTACTTCTTCTATGCCAGCATTTCTTACACGAGAATCTGGTTGACGGCCACCAATATGTTTCGGCTCACCATTTTCAAAGGTAACACCTGCGTGTTGAACTATCCACCCTCTTTTTGGGTCATAAGGAAAATATAGTCTTGCTCCTACTATTGCAGCTTTACGTTTTATTTCCAAAACATCAATCATTCTTTCTAGCCAGCCGTATTGGGGCAAAGTATCATTGTTTAAGTAACAAACATATGGTCTAGTTGACTGTTTAGATCCAATATTATTACTTTTAGCGAACCCTAGATTAGTTTTATTAAAAATAAGCTTAATATCTTTATACCTCTTTTTTAGTTGCTGTAGAACGGTTCTAGTATCGTCAGTAGAAGCATTATCAACAAGAATCAATTCAAAACCTGGAGGAGTAACTTCATAAAGTCGATTAACACAATCCTTTGTATATTTAGAATTATTCCAACACAAAATGATGATACTAACCTTGTCGGTTTTACTTATAACAGAGTAGAACTTTTTAGCTGTTACTTTTTCGTCAAAGTCCTTACTTCTTTCTATTGCCAAATCAGACATGTTTATTAACTTGTTTTGATTTTCAATAAGTTCTATTGTTTTATCTTTTAATTCTTCGACACTTTTAATTAAGTATCCGTTTAGCCCATTCTGTATAATTTCTGGTTGTCCCCCTGTGTTTAAAGTTACAGGCACACACCCACTACTCATGGCTTCGACGGTAGTCATTCCAAAATGTTCTTGAGCTCCCGCTTCGGCGGGCATTGTTATTCCAGTTAGATGCCAATAGATTTTAGCTTCACTGTATAACTTCTTAAGCTTATCAAAAGGAACACTGGGAAAAAATTTAATAGGATAACCTTTTGCCATTGATACTAACTCATCGTAATAATCTTGTTCTTGTACTTGACCAATAAGGTAAAATTCCCAACCCTTAAGTCCTTTATCAACCAATTCTTTGAATGCTTTTATCATTTGTCGATGTCCTTTGTCGGCTTCAGGTCGAGGCTTAGTGATTCTGCTTACATGAAGAATAGTGTTGTTTTTCTTACCAGACTTGAATTGAGAAGTCATAATCGGAGGATAAACGACTTGAATTTCTTTGGGAGATCTTTTCCATCTCTTTATAATATTTTCTTTTGTATATTTTGAATTAGCCAAAAATTCATAATCACTTTGAATAGGAAAGTAGAACTGAGGAAAAAAAACAAGCATATATTTTTTAAGAGCATTGGTTTTTTCGGCTCTCCAATGGGAGATATTTAAAAATCCATAATGATATTTTTCTCCTATGTCTGGGGTATGTTTGTGGAAAGTCAGGCCTTCTACATCAAGATGAAGATAATTTTTCATCCACTCTTTTGTTTTGGGAGTTTTGGGAATATAAACGTCAACATCGTAAAATTTCTTAAGATATTCTAAAAACTTAAAAGCATGAACTGTGCCTCCTCCCAATAAATTAAAATGATCATTTAGACACCCATAACGTATTTTGGGGAATATATTTTTATCCATTTTTATACCCAATTAATTTTACCGCTAACATTACCATCACGTCTTACTTTTGATTCATCATGTGGAGTTGGAGCGCTTGGTCCTCCCGCATCCATCTGATCAACCAATTGTCTGATGTTTTTACCTTTTGAGGTAGGAGCATGAACCCTGCGAGGTTCTTCTGTTGCTTTAATCATTTTTTCTACTTGATGGGGGACTTTTCTTGTTTCTGAAGGTCTTACTGTTGACTGAGGTGCTGACGGAGATGCTTGATTTGATTGTCCTTGAAAACCACAATTAGTACAAAACCAGCCAGTGGAACCAAAAAATAACCTATCTCCACATTCAGGACAAAACTGGTCAGGAAATAAAACCCTTTGAATTAAACCAAAAATTTGTTTTTTAAGCTCCTCTTTATTTTCTGCGTAATCTTCTACTGTCTTGTCAATTTTTTCCTTTAGAGTTAGAGCTTTTGGGGCGAGTATCTTTGGTTGTTTTTTTATTTTTTGTTTTCTTACTTTTTTCTTTGCCATAAGCTGTTTCTTTTCCTATAACCTTTAAGACTTTCTCGAAGAAATTGTCTTTCATATATTATTATACTTTATATTAGTTGATCGGCAAGTGAGCATTTGGGTCATCTTTAGCATCGACCATTCTTTTGAAAAATGCATCATAGGACTCAACTTTTTGTTTCCTTTTGATTTCTTTTTTTTCTGCTTTTGTTGTTGGAGGCTTTCTAATATGTATAACTGTTCCTGTCCACTGATCAGGGCTTTGCCTCACATTATCAGGAATAAGACTCTTTTTGAACTTGGGCGAATTGTGTTTAACTTCAACTTCGTTGGCAATACAAAAAAACCTATCATTTATAAATATTTGAACGGGAGATTTGATTATTATATTCATTTTACTTCCCTTACTTTATAAGTTAAATCCATTGACATATCATCTGCACCTTCAATCCCATGTGTTTTTATTCCTTTCCCTTTATGTTTTTCATAATACATAATCATTTCGAGAGGATTATCAAATTTTTTATTCGACATTTGTTGTAATCTTTTCCAAAACAAAGGTAATTGTCCTATCATAAAACTCATTAATGGTGCGAGTTCTCCAAAAACAACTCTACGACCTTCTCCTGTATCAGGATCTTCATAAATAATAATTGCTTTTTTAATACCTTTTTTAATTACTTTATTCATTTTAAATATCCTATTGGCCATTTAGCTAGTATTCTTTTGTCTCCTAACCATCTTAACCAATGTCTAATCTTCTCACATTTAGTAAATGGTTTCCTTAAATCTCTGCCACAATCAAAACAAAATGTACCTTTGTATTCTTCCTTGTGTAAACATGAAATATATTTTAATACTTGATAACATTTTGGACAATGGATAACGGATGCTCTACTACTTTTAATATATGTTTCTTTTTTACCTGTGTATCTATTATGAAATCTCTTATTGATAAGTTTGACATTAGCAGGCCATAGTTTAAATCTCATTTTTTCTCCTTTCCGAGTATCCAAGTACTCATAATTATTTATAAATATAAATTTTATAATCTTCTTTAGTTTTTGCTTTGTGGCAAATTTTACATAATCCTTGACCATTACTTAACTTTAGTGCCAGTTCTGGAAATTTAGATACAGGTTTAATATGGTCTGCGTGTATTGATTTCCTCTTTCTACACTTATTACATATGGGATATTTTTCTAATACTTTTCTTCGCCAAATCTTATATCCTCTTTGATGTCTAATTGAATAATTCTTTTCTGTTAGTCCATTTCGCCAATTTGCTGCAATTTTACCAGTTCTTCCATTTGGATACTTTTCTTTTAATGATTTCTTTACCTTTTCACTATGTTTTCTTTTTGATTCAGTACTTTTATTTTCCCATGTCTTTTTTAACGATTCACCAATTTTATTACCCCACCAATGTTTTCTACCTTTTCTAATTATACTCATCTTTCTTTTGGTTTCTTCTGATAGTTTTTTTCCTTTCCATGGTGAGAATTTTTTTCGACCATGAGAATATTGTTCTTTATTAATTTTACTAATCTTTTCTCTTGTTTCTTTACTAACAGGATGACCTTTTAATTTCTCACTGATTCTTTTTCTTGCTTTTTTTGATAAATCAGGTCTTCCGTTTTTCATATAACATATTATATAACAAGATGGGTTAAAAATCAACTTTGTTTTTTACCTAAAATCCATTTTTGCATGTAGAGCGAAAAGTTAGACCCTTCTTTACTATATCTACCTTCTGTTCTTGATTCATAGTGATAAACAAGAGATGTAGGTTCGTAATAGATTTTATGTCCCTTTGCTTTTACTCTTTGGCACAAATCCATATCTTCCCACCCACACCAATATCTTTCATCAAATCCTCCTAGTTCTTCAAAAAGAGCTTTAGGAATAACCATACAAGCTCCAGTAACAGCAAAGTATTGTTGTCTTTTCATTGCTGGTGGATAATTCATTGGTTTATTAAAATAGACATGATCTGGCACTCCTGATTTATATTCGACTATACCAGCGTGTTGAATTGTTCCTTTACCTGGGTGAATAAGTCGAGCACCGACTAAACCAACTGCTTTTTCTTCACTAAAAACTTTCATCATGGCAGTTAGCCATCCTTTGGTTACGATTGTGTCGTTATTTAAAAGACATAAGAAATTACCTTTGGCTACTTTTGCCCCTTGATTGTTGGGGATAGCGAAACCTTTATTTTCTTCATTTCTTATATATTGTCCATCCATCTTAAAATTAGAGGTTAAAACAAACTCTTGAGTGCCATCATCTGACGCATTATCGACAACAATCAGTTCAAAAGGCCATTGAGTATTCTTCTCAACAGACTCCATCATTGGTTTTAAAAACTCTAGTTTGTTCCATGTGGGACAAATAATACTTACTTTATCTTTCATTTTTTCTTTTTAGGTTTTTTCTTTTCTCTTTTAGGTTTATTACGTCTAGCCATATTTACCTCCTTTTTATTATTAGGGCAATCCTTCCAGTGATACGAGTCTTCACCCGTTGCCATATCAATTACGTACCATTTGCCACTTTTAGATTTTAACCAGTCTATTGACCAATATCCTTTAAAAACATGAGCAACTTTTAATGTTAATTTTTTCAAATGATTAAGATCATCTTTGTTAATAATATTCATTGTTTTTAGTTTTTTCTTCCAATCTTTATCCTTATTAAATCCTTTAATTGCTTCTTCTGGCCAGTATGGATGCATACATTCAATTTTACCGTCACGAATAAAGAATCTCATCTCCTTTGTTATTGGTATTTGACTGCCAAATGCACTAAATATTGGACTAGTAGGAATTAATTTTCTTACCACCCAAACATTAATAGGGAATGATTTTTTTGGATTTACGCTAGACATAATACTGTATTCCAACATTGTTTGAACATTTTTCATTAATGTATCTTTTTGTTTAACATAACAAGTTTCAGACCACTGATGTTTGTGACTGGTTTGCCCAGTTCTTATGAAGACAGGATATCCACCCATCCTTGTTATCATGTGTTCAAGTAATCCTCTGAAGCTAGAAAAGGTTCTCATGTCTTTTTCGTCGAGTTTTTTCATCCAAAATAGTTTCATCATTGCTTTGTTGAAATTATCGTCTATTTTGTTCATGTCAACTATGGCTGTCTGGGGAAAAGGAATGCCTGTCTTTGCTAACTTAGGAAACCAATAACTCATGCAGTTTTTCTTAAAATTCATTTTATTACCTCTCCATTTTCAAATTTACCACTTCGAATCATAAAATCTCTGCTTTCTAAAATCTCGAAATATGTCTTACCATCTTGTCCTGCCATATAAGGTAAAAAGATTTCTTCTAATTTAACCATTTCAGTATCAATCATGGCCATCTGAACCTTTACCCAATCATGAATATTTTTCCATCCAGTTCTATAAGGCTGTAAATCATCTTTACAACGAATACCATCATTTTCAAAAACCTTTTTAATTTTCTCAATTCTTACTGGTAGTTTAATTGGCAACATGCCCTTGGGTGTTTGAATAGTAAACGTAAGTCCGACAGCCCGCCCATCATCATAGTCAAACATAATCTGTTTAGCACCGTGTTCAACTAACATTTTTTGAATACCATCAAATATTCTATTAATGGCCATACTTGATGTGTAATTATTTAGTGGCATTTTTAACTAAATTCTAATTCTGAATAATAAGTAAATCTCCATTCTTTATAATCTATTTCTTCAACATATCCCTCGTTAATTAAATTTGTTATAAATTTATCTCCTCCAGAACCATAACTACCATTCTCTTTATATAGGTTTGCCACATCTTGTTCTTTAAATGTTTTCAAAACTTTACAGACAGTTCTTATATGATAATCCGAATACTCGCCTGATGATAAAATAAGCAAATCTCCTTTTTTATATTGTTTTTCGCCTGGTTCCATATTATCTTCTTGTAAAAGGCTGCGCGTCCTCTTTAATTAATTTCTTAAATCTATCTAACATTAATTTTGCTCTACTTTCAGGTGTTAGTTTTTTGGCGAACTTCTCTGCTTCTTTGCCATATTTCTTTCTAGTTCCCTTATTTGTAAGTAATTTTACTATTGCTTCTTTTAAGTCATCAGGATGACAAAGTTGATATTTTGAGCCATCTAAGTTATAAGTATAGGCTCGTGATTTAATCAGTAACCCCCTGTTTTTAACAATCTCGCGAACCGCCGAGTGGTCAACGCCAATAGAAGGGACGGCAGAGATGCCAGCTTCTATAAACGGCAGCCCGAAACCTTCACCCCAAGAGGGAAGAATGTTTATATCTGCGAGATTGTATTGAATGTTGAGGGTTTTATCATCTATCGGCCCTCTGTCTTTACCTCGTGGTAAAAGTACATAATTAACTAAACCCAACTCGTGAACAAACCTTTCCAAATCGTATCCGTCAAATTCTCCCGAATCTGTTTTTGTTCTTTTAATACCTGAAGACAAAATAAGTGTAGTATTTGGTACTTCTTTAATTACCTCTTTAAAAGCATCTAATAAGACGGGAACATTCTTGCGCTGTTGCCCTCTGGCATTACATACCAAGACATTGATTCCGTCTAATTGGAATTGTTTTTTTAGTTTATTTTTATCTAGTTTGTGAAATATTTTAGGATCGACAGAAGGATAAATAACTTCCCCCATTAATCCTGGAACAACTTGTTTACATTCAATTGCTCCAAAGTGAGATTGCCAAAAACAATAATGCATCCATTTTAAAGATTCTCTTGAGTAAAAATCTAAAGGCTCTGAGTCTAATGTCCCCCAGTGAACCCATTTAAACTTAGCAGGATGAGCCAATGTAAATGATATTTTAGGAAGCATCCAGAAATCTTGAACGGTTAATACAATGTCAGGTTGAAAGTCGTCTATAGCATAATGTAATACTTCTTGGGCGTAGTGGTTTTTAACTTCAGGTGTCTTGGTGTGGTAAACAACCATATCGTGATCTATCGGGTATCCATTGTATCCTAAAGCTACTTGTCTGACATCGTTATTCTTTCTTAAATAGGGCAGTACGTCTTTGATTTCTCTAGCATAACCGCTAGTCCATTTCCAATAATCGCCATATATAAGTATTTTCATTTTTTTTTAATGCTTCTTTCTAATCTATTAGCAGTTTCTTTTAAGTCTTCGGCACTACCTTTCATATTTTCAATTATGTCAGCCATTTTAATTCCCTTATCCCACTCTGATGCTGGTTTATCTGATATTAATGTAAATAAAGGTTTTTTTATTATTTTCATTTTCTTTTTAATATTTTACGAGCAAATTTCTGCTCTTTTTTAGATAAACTACGATATTTCATACAGATATTTTCTTGTACTCCTTTTTGGAAACACTCATTACACCAGAAATCTACACCGTGGTCAGTCCATACTTTTATAATAGATGAATTATATCCCTTGACACCCATTCGTCTTAAACATTGGGAACATTGATTAATGTCAAGAGTGACCGTATTTCTTGAGGCGGGTTCAAACCCCAGCGTTGCTGTTTGATCCTCCACAGGGTTGAGCTTTTGTTTTGGGTTAAAAACTCCTGACATTGTTTACTCCTTTATGAACATATTTCATTGTTGGCTCCTGGCTATATCTTGTAAATCCCAAGTATAAGTGGGACGAGAATTAAAAAAAGGGTCAACCATTTCTTTTCGTTTAATAACTTTGTGAATAATTCCTAATTTTAAGGATTCTTCAATCGAAAACCATTTATCTTTCCCGCTTTCAAATAATTCTATCCAGTAACCCACGGTGGTTCTTCCATTTGTTTGATAAGAAAGAAGTTTAGCCATTTTACTCTGAACATCTTTTACATACTTGACATGAGCTTCAATATCGGGAACTTTATCAACAATTCCAAATGCTGCTGAATGCATCATAATTTGTGTATAGTCGTGACATATTCTTTCTGATCCACCCATAAAAATAATAAAGCCCCCTGAAACAATATTAGCCAATCCGATAGTAGTAATAGGGCATGGACTTGTTCCCATAACATCAGTAGCAACAATAGACTCATAAAGATTACCACCCAGAGAATTAATTACTACCCTTATAGGAAGTTGCTGAGATTGTTCTTGGAGAACAACCATATTAGTATAAAAAACCTCTATAAGAGAATCATTGATTGGACCATTTATCCATATTTCTCTTTTTTTAAGTCGTTCTTTAAAAGATTCGGCCTTTAATTTTTGCAGTTCATTATTTTGATCTGGCTTTTCCGTCATCATTTTTATTCTCCTTTAATAATTTTCTAATATTATCGCTAAGTGCCTTCATGTTTTTTTGTAATTGTTTGATCTTTTTATCCTGTTCTGTAATGGCTAAACTTATTAACTTTTGATTATTGATAGTGGCCACAAAAATATCAGCGACTTGTTTGAAGTTTTTTTGAGCACAAGCATTATGTTTACCAATAGGTAAGGGAGCTGATGGATCCATGTTTGGAGGTGCGGGTAGAGTAATCTGTAAAAGTGGTTTTTGAGGAACACTCGGATTATCCGTTGGAGGTTGTGTCTGTTTTATTGTCATTAATGTTTTCAAATTTTTTAAATTGGCTATTATAGATGATTATGTTGGTTTTGTTCCTGGCCATAGTTTGCCTTTTTCTACACAATTAATGCACATATAAACATCCTGCCTTTTCATTACTGGGGGGATTCTTCTAACAGCTCCTGTAATTCTGTCCTTCTGCATCCTTGCTGGTTTAACCATTATCAATCTTATTTGATGTAATCCTCGTGTTGTTGGATTACCACAAACATTGCACTTGACGGATGGCAAAACTACTTCTTCTGTTTCGTCAATCCGTTTTTTATTTGGAATTATTATTTTGCTCGACATCTTCTTTTATAACAGGCTGTCCTTGTTTAACTTTATCACCGAAAGGTGTAGTAACTGGTTCATCCGCTATTTTGTTGAGATACCAAACCAAGATATATATTTTATTACCTATTGAAAAAGAATTGCGTCCATTAAGAAACCTTTTGGTGTTATCAATTGTGTCGAGAAATTTATTAACCTCCTCATCGAATTTCTGAAGTTGTTTAAGAGTCGGTTTCTCAGGTGAAACGAAAGACTCTACTTTCATGCGAGCCCTAAGTGTTTTTTGGGCTGTATTTGGAATATTTGAGGGCATCTTGTCTCCTTTTACTAATTTCTAAATTTTCAACTTTTTAAATTATAACAAAAAATTGTTTAAAAATCACCTTTAACCTTCATCGTGAGAACTTTCATCTTCTTCAGGTGCTTCTTCTCCTGGTTCACGATCGGGTTTTCCTGTAGGACTGTCAGGAGAGGAAGCCTCTGATGGTCTTCCAATTGCCTTTTCAACTTCGATCAATGAATCATTTTTTGTACTAAGTAAATAATATTTATTAGCCCAAGGTTCGTCAATTGGTAACTGCCCCATGGCTATTCTTGCTTCGTTAAATGAATACAGTCCTTTATCACGAGCAGTCATGAAATCACGCCTTGAAGCCTCGGACTCCTCTAGCCCTGCTGTTTTAAAGTCTAATCGCCATCCTTCAATTCCCATTCCGTCTTGAATAATTGTTTTAGTAATCTTTTGAGAAATCAATCTTCTTAAAGGAAAAGCATTAACGAGATAGAAAGACCTTCTCATTTCACTCATAGTCGCCCTGTTTGTCCCTTCAGGAAATCCTATCATTGGTAATGGAACTCCATACTGACCTGCAACCTGTCTTAAACCGTAGTTAAGAAGCTCTAGGTAGGCCATATCTTGTGGTGTCAATCCTAAGGGTTCTGCCTTTGCTCCTTTAAATGATATTAATGTTTTTCCCGCATTATGAGGACCCATGTAATTTTTTTCAAACCAAGATGACACCGCATCTGCATCTGCCTCAGTGGAATCATCAGGTAAACTCAATTGAATAGGTGGACGACCACCATTTCTTAAGATATTAATATTATAAGTCAATGCTCTTAAAAGTAACTGGAGGGTAGCTGTATTATCTTCCAAAACGGCTCTACCATATAAATCCGCCCTCCTACTAGGTCGTCTTAGTTGTAATATTTCATCTAAATTGTAAATAACTGATTTATTTTCGGTTGTTTTTCTTTTGTATCCAACTTTTTCTATCACACCTTTTTTCTTTTTTTCAGCATCAACCAAAATCGTCATCATTGTTGGGTCAAGATTGTAAAGTTCTGCTACTTCCATTGCTTTACGTTTATAATTGGCACTTCTTTTTGTGGGAACTTTTTCTAAATAAAAATCTCCATAACAAAGGTAGTTTTCAATACAAACACCAAGTAATGTTTCAATCGTATCATCAGGATTGGGATTGTCGAAAAAATCAATTAATCTTTTTAAGTCTTTTTTAGAACCTTTTTTGCCTCCGATTGAGGGCTTAATTACGTATCCACCGCCCAATACCGCCTCTCTAATCCTTGAAGCAGATTGAATTGAACCAGGAGAATCACTAAACAAAGTTGATAAAGTATTGTAGTTTTTGCCTGATGTTAAAATATTAGCTGAAAATGTATCCTGGCCGTATCCTGAGGTGGAAACAAACTTGCGAGGCTTTTTAAGACGATCATCGAGAGCCTTAACTGTTTCAAATGCCCAATCCTTTTTAGCTACTGCTAGTGCTTTTTTAATCTCACTAGATACTTCTTTATTATATTGAGTCTTTAGTTCTTGTTTTAGTTCTTCTGTGGTCTTTTTTTGAGTAGAGCTCTTTGCCTCAGCAATCTTTGCCTTTACTTGCTCACTTCCTAGAATGGCTTTTTCTAAAATTTTAGGGATTTTCATATTTTTTTTGAAAAAAACTAGTTTCTGCATAAAATATACACTTTTTTTAAAAGAAAAGCAATCATTTTCCTACTATCTTAAAACCGTATCCAGGTGTGCCTTTCCCACATTGATAGCAAACACCTGCTACTGCATCAGCAACGTCTTTACTTCCTTGTCTAGGATGGTCAATTTTCATTCCTTTAATTTCCTCCAATTGTTGTAATTCACTAATAAAAGGTTTGTAGTAGTAATAATCCAATCGTTTGTCTAATAAGGCAGCTTTTAGGGTGTAGTATGCCTCAGGATTGCGGTCTACTGAAAAGAAATCAGCGTTAAAACCAGCTGATTTTAATGTTTGGACAGAATCAACGCTTTGCCATCCGTCAAATGTAATGAGGTGAATATTGTATCCAATGTTTTTTAATTTGTAGATTATTTGTCTAACTTCTTCAAATTGAATCTCGTCTTTAGGTCCTGCTTTTATTTGCATCATCAAGTCAATAAAGATTTTAGGACGTTTCTCAATTTTACCCTTACTGCTTTTAGCTTCCATCCAGCCATTAAATTTACCCATTGCAAGACCAGCACAATCCCCCTTGCCTCCCTTGTTAAGTCCTAAATCGATATGGATAAATCTTTTATCTGTATCAAAATTCTCGCTTCCTCTGTGATTAAAAAACCATTCTGAAAATTCACCAGTTTTGAGGCTTATTGGATGTTTCCTTTTATAGTTAGCATTATTATTGATGACTTCAGAATCATTGAAAAATCCTTGAATTGCCATTGATGGTTCAGCTCCATAGTCCCTCATTGCCCTTTCGGGGTTTTGTTGAAATTCAGTTTCGTATTCGACTGGAACCATTATTCCTTTTTCTTTATAAACAGATAGATATTTACCTAAATCAAATTTTTCTCCACCAAACATTTCTTCAGGCATTGCTTCCCATAGTGGCGTTCTTCTTCTTAGTACCTTGGGATTATTCTTTTCTTCCTCAAATTTGGTTTCGGCAAAATCATAAACATATCTAGGAGAAGTAATAATAAACATTTTTCCTTTACTAAAAAAACGAGAACGAATACGTTTTTTAATCTGATTGTATGATTCTTCCGCATAATCTTTGTCTTTAGTCAGTGTATGAAAGGAGGCTTCGTCTATAACTGATCCAAAGATGTTATAACCAAGAGGAGATTCTTCATTAGAACCTAGCGGTAATATGAAAATGTTTTTAGGCATTCGTATTTTTGACTTAATACGGGGATCGGGTGGATAGAAATTTTGAAACCATTGATTATTGTCTATTCTGTTCTTGATCTCACCAAAAACAATATCCTTGGCTTGACTAAATGATTTAGAAATATTAACAAAAGCAATTTTAGTACCTTTAGCAAATTTAAAATATTTTTGGGGATTTCTTAAACATAAAAGGCGATAGATGATATAAACAATTGCCATTGAAGATACATAGGATTTGCCCGAACCAATCCCCGCAATATATAAAACTTCCTCATATTTTCCTAAGTTTTCAAATTCTTCCCAAGTATCAAACCCATCAAAAATATCTATAAGAAGTTGTTTATTGTAAGGTCTGGGGCCGTCTTGTTTGGTAACAAATTTAGGGTTTTCTAGAAACTCCTTCATTGTTACTGGTTTGTATTGGTACTCTGGATTGTTTGTCAGGAATTCCAGTGTTTCCAGTTCCTCCAGACTTGCGTTGTTTACGAACTTTGTGAATTGCGGCGAGAATAATAGATTTGTCATTTTCGTTTAACTTCTGCATTTCTACAGAGAATTTTGCTATTTTAGCTTCTGCGTTTAAATTAATATTTAAATTATCAGATGACTTAATACCTTCAATATCCATTATCTTATTTAAAACCGACAGAGCAGTGTTCATAAAAGTAGCTCTGGTTGACCCTTTGGCGTTTAAATATTCTTGTACCGCTCTCTGATACAGAAAATCGAGCTTATCTTTAATTTCTGCTCTTTTTTCGTTGAAATCGATATCTTGAGCTAATTCATCTTGTCTAATATATTCTATATCATTTGCAACTACCTGTGGAGATACTGGAACTTCAACAATTTGATTTTTGCCAACTTTAATTCCTTTTTCTAAAATACGAGCCATTTGATAAGGCCCATATCCCATTCTCATAAGTTCTCTGACCTTGCTTCTACGTAAAGCCATTTTGTTGACATTATCAGGATCAACATTTTGAGCTTCTGCTATTATTTCTTTCGGTAATGGCAAGATTTTACTTTGTTTTGCCATGTTTTGTTAAATACTCTAAACAAATAGTAACCAGTGCTTTGGGGATGTCTTCTTTTCCTGTTGCCTCAATTGCACTATTAACAATTTTGTTTTGTTTCCCCGTTAGTATGATTTTAAATTCATATTCTTGGCTCTCTGTTTCATTTAAACTAACTCCTTCATCGTCAAAAGCATCAAAATCATAATCTAATAGATCTTTCATTCCCTCCATTTGGTCTTGGGTATAACCTAATTTATCTTCTAATTCTTCCATAGAATAGGTTTTATGAAGCGTATGAATAACTTCTGCCAATTTTAAAGTGTCAAATTCGCCTCTAAGTTTATTCATATTGATTGTAGAAATCATAGCATCAGGAAGATTTTTATCGACAATAATCGAAGGTAGTTCTGTATAGTTAGTTTTTATTCCTGCAATAAATCTATGTTCACCGTCAATAATTTCATATTTAATCTTACCTTTGGGCTTAATTCTTCTTAGCAAAATTGGTTGTAAAAATCCTTCTTCCTTAATCTTTTTTATTAATTGCTCTAGAATTTCTTCTGGAACAACATTAGGATTATAATTATTCTTTCTAATTTCCTCTATTTTAATAAGTTTGACTTCGTGTTTATATTTAGTCATATTTAACTCCTCGTTTTTCCCATACACGGGTAACAAAGGCTTCTACTTCTTTAAATACCATCGCATTTTCTAAAGTACGATTTCTATGAGCCTTGCTTTTTTCATCGAAAAATTTATAAACTCCTGCTTTTTTTATTCTATCAAGGATTCGTTTGTCTTTATACCATGTGCTCTGTAGTTTTAATCTTTTTTTATCAAAGTTATAAACCGCTCCTATCCGACCACCAAGTATCCAATTAGTGTTATCAACTGAATAAAAAGGATATCTTAATAGTAATTGGAAATCTCCGACACCAAAACCGTGAATCTTGCTTTTTAATCTAATAATCCGAAAACACTTATCTAAATGTTTTATTCTGCGGGGACGAGGAACACCAACTAATCCTCCTAAGGCTATGTAGTCATACTCTTTAACCATCTGCTCTAATTTCTTATAAGGAGAACCGATATGAAAAGTGGCGAGAGGTTTTAATCCCTTGCTTTCTAAGTATCTTTGATTTTTTTCTGTAGCTTTAGCGTCACCAATAACGTCAAGATTCGCATAAACCTTTAAATAAGGAAGGTGTTTTTTTACAAAATCGGCATATTTATCTATGTCAATAGTTATGTTCCTAGTCCAAGCAGAAAAAGCACCTGAATCTAAAAAGATATTTTTATTTAACAAGCCCCTGTCTTTATGCCATTGAACAAATCCCCCTTTCCCTTTATTTCTGAACGTTAAATAAGACTCTAATATACTTTCTAAACCCGCCTTTTTAGCTTCTCTATGATAAGCACTGTATCCTGCAAAGTATAGCCTCATTTATTAATAAGGTTTAAAAACTCGCTTCTTACTTCAATTTTATCTCTAAATACTCCCAAACAAGCAGAAGTTGTAGTAATACTATTAATTGATTTTGTTCCCCTCAAAGAAACGCAGTCATGACTGGCTTTTAAAACAACCATTACTCCCAGTGGGTTTAGCGTGTCATTTATCGCTTTTGCCACTTGAGTAGTAATTCTTTCTTGGTTTTGAAGTCTTTTAGAAAACATCCAAACAAGTTTAATTAATTTATCTAATCCGACAATACGATCAATTGGAATGTATCCGATCCACGCCTTCCCTCTGAATGGAAGTATGTGGTGTTCACAGGTACTAGTAAAATCAGTACTTATTATTACCATTTCGTCACAATCTTCTGCTTCAAAAGTTCGATTTAAAACATCTTTTACTCGATAGTTATATCCCTCAAATAACTCTGGCCAATCTCTTGCTATTCGTTCAGGAGTTCTTTCTGTTCCCTCCCTTCTTTTAGATCCTTCTATCGCATCTAATAATAGCTCTGCAGCTTTATAAAGCTTTTTGCTATCAATTTTATTTCTAACTGGTTTTGTTGAACCGCTTTGTAAACTCATTTTTCATTTACCTCCCATGGATAGACTATCCACTTGTCAGTATTTTGACAGTAATAATCTGGTTTAATAATTGGCTTGTTTTTTAATTTATAGTGTAATACCGCTATTTTACTATTAGGAAATAGTCTTTTAGTGATATTCATTGTTTCGCCCGTATCGATAACGTCGTCACAAATTAAGGTTTTTTTGTTACAAGGTAGTTTTTTGTCTATTCCTTTAAATAAAACCATTTTATGTCGTTTTTTGTTGTTATAAGAATGTATGGAAATTGTTTCAATGGCTTTAATATCCAAATATTGAGACAACATACCAGAAACAAATAATCCTCCTCTAGTGATGGCAACAAGTATTTCGAAGTTATATTTTGATTCTTTAATCCAGTCGGCCAAAAGTTTTGTATCTCTAATTAAATTCTTCCAACTATAATTGATTTCTTCAGTTTTCATATTTAGTTGGATCTTTAACTTTCGCTAAAGTAAAGGCTTCTTTTCTTTCTACACAGGTACCACATTTGCCACAATGTTTTTCTCCGCCCTTATAGCACGACCAAGTTAATTCATAAGGCACATTCAGCTTCACTCCTGTTTTTACTATGTCTTTTTTCGTTTCATACATAAAAGGAGTAATTATCCGAAAACTTTTCTTACAGAACCCCTCATTACCCAAGTAACTGACAAGGTTTAGCGCCTCTATAAAATGGGGACGGCAATCAGGGTATACGAAATGATCTCCTCCATGAACTCCAAGGTAGACCGCCTCTGCTTTAATGTTAACTGCATATCCAACTGCTATCGAGGCCATAATCATATTTCTATTGGGCACAACAGTAATTTTCATATTATCTTCTTTGTAGTCCCCTTCAGGTACTTCTATATCACTTGTTAAAGCTGAATTGCTAATAAGACTTGTTATGTTAGTTAAATCAACAATTTTGTGATCTACTTTTTTTATCAAACAAATTTTCTCTGCGTGTTCTAATTCTTTTTTATGCTTTTGTCCATAATCAAAAGAGATCGCATATACTTTGTATCCATCTTCTACTGCTTGGTAAAGTGCGGTAGTAGAATCCATTCCTCCTGAAAACACTATAACTGCTTTTTTCATATTTTCTTCTTAAAGTAAACTTGATAATTTATATCCTAAGTATATACCGAGAATACCTGCGATTCCTGCTAGTACACCAGGGGCGGGTATGGGTAATTTTAATTTAGCAAATATAAACCCACAAATTGTGCCTGTTAATGTTGATAGAATTAGATCTTTCATTTTTTTTTGACTTCTTCAGTTAAGTCTTGACTTTTTAATATACGAATATTGGCCTCTCTAGTTGCTTCAATTATCTCAGTGTTAATTTTATTTTCTTTACACCACTTAATCAAACTGTTAATGTCTTTTGGAAAACAACTTCCTCTATATCCTCTTTTACCTTTATGCCATACGTCCCAATACATTCTGCCCATTGGTGATCCAACCCACTTAGAAGCTATTGAGATACCTTTAACTACTTCAAAATCAGCGTTAAGTGGTTGACAAATATCGTAAAAGAAGTTGGCAAACATGACCATCAATGCACCATGAAAATTGTTGACATATTTAGATATTTCAGCCTCACTCGCCGCACATATTACATCACAAGGACTTTGAGGAAGTAAATGTAGGATTTCTTGGGCATGAGGATAGCTTTTGTTTGTATAACCAATTATTTGTCTATCTGGACTAACAAAATCTGCTTCTGCTGTTTTTTCACTTAAAAATTCAGGATTAAAGAAAAGAAGTAATTTAGGATGTTTTTTTTGGAGTTTATCAGTTGTTCCTGGGACAATTGTTGATTTAATAATTACTTTCTTTTTACCAACAATTTTATCTAATACTTCTTCCACAATATTCGTTTTATATTCTTTCTTGCTCCAATCAAAAGGTGTTGGTACGGCTATAAAGATATAATCAGCTTCTCTGTTAATTTCTTTCCAATTATAGCTTTGTTTATCTAAAGATAACCCCATTACTTTATATTTAGGATAAATTCTTTTTTTAAACCACTCATACACTCTTTTCCCCACCATTCCTGTATGTCCAATAATTGCTATTGTTTTCATTTATCTCTTTTGTTGCCCCATAGGAGGATATGTAATCTGGGAATTAATCGCCAACCTTTTTCTTTACATAATTCAGCAACTGCTCGTCCATGTCTAGCTACGTCTTCTTGTTTGATACCTTCAGGCATTAAAATTATCTTATCTTTATCTAATCCACATTCTTTAACAATTTTCTCAATTTCCTCTAAATCTTTATTACAGGTGACTACAAATTTAAATGTGGCAAGAGAAAGAGAGTTAAATCTTTTTAAAACACCAGGACTATATCTTAAAATTTTGAGATTACCTGAATTTTCTAGTTTAGGAGAAACGTTGTATTGAATATCTCTACGAAGTTGTTTCTCAAAACGAAGCGGAGGTAATGTTCCATTTGTTTCAATTTCGATTTTCCAATCTCTTAGATAAGCAGAAGTTGTATGATTGGGAAAAAGTAAATCAATTAGTTTTATAAGAGCCCCTTTTTGTAATAAAGGTTCTCCTCCAGTAATAACCAAACGACTACAAGGGTATTTTTCTATCTTTTTTACTGTTTCTTTTATACTCCATCTTTCAGGTTCAGTAAAAAATCTCTTATCTTTCCTGTCCCAAGTATAAGGAGTATCACAAAAGGAACATTGAAGATTACATAAATGAAGTCTTAAAAATATTGCTGGTCTACCAATAGAATCACCTTCTCCTTGTAGAGAAAAAAAGCACTTGTCTCCACTAACCAGTAAACTATCTTGTTTAATTGCCATATCTATTTTTTCTTCCATGTTTCTTCTCGGTAACTTGCAGCGTTTGTTGCTGTTTCGTAAATAGTAACTTGGACTAATTCTATTCCTTCAAGGGCAGATTGTTTAAATACAGGAAGTAAATCATTCCAAATATCTCTTGCCATATTTTCAGCAGTAGGGTTGTTATCCATCCATGTGATCCAATCTTTACCCATAGCGCTAGCGATTGTCTGGTTGTCTTTATCTTTTGCCCAAAGAATCGTTTTGTGATCATACTTTTGATCAATATGATTTCTAAATATCTTTTTCAAATCACCAAAATCCATTACTGCCCCCCAGTGGTTTAGTTTGAATGATCCAATAGTTATTATCACTCGATAAGTATGTCCATGGATTTGGCTACATTTTCCTTTGTAGTTAGAAAGACGATGAGCCGCATCAAACTTGAACTCAGAAGTTAAAAAATATCTATATTTCATGGCCTTATCTCCAACAGGAAATACGGACCCTAAATCAACTAAACCCATCTTGACCTCCTTTTTCTCTAATATAATCTAAAAAATCAGCTAAAAGATTAAGATCAATTACTGCCAATTTGGTAACTTTATTATGCTGTCTTAAAACGAGAATGGGTTCATCATCGGGTTGCTTACAATACTTTTTCTTGACTTCTTCATAAAGAGAAAATACTCTAAACTTTTTATATCTCTTGGCATCAATCTTAAAAGAAGGAAAGTCTTCCAATATAACATCACAATTAACTTCACTATAAGATTGGCGAATAATTCGTCTACCCCTTAGTACTAGTGCGGTTGTTTTTTCTAAATCTTTCCATGCTTTACTCATAATTTTCCTTAACTTAACCTAAGTCAGAGATACAGGATTCGAACCTGCAACCTGATGCTCCCAAAGCACCCGCTCTGCCAGTTGAGCCAATCTCTGTTATTGTTTTTATTATATATCATCTCTGCTTATTTTGTGAGTTTATGCTGGAGATTTACCCCCTCTCCAGCATTGCAGATTGTCAAGGAGTCGGACCTTGCATGGCAAAGTTTGGAGTTTCGCCTGTACCCAGTACCCAATCTATTATTTTATTTTAACATAGCTCTCCACTAAAAAACCTCTCACGGCATTGACGCTCTTGATCCTTGCAATACCAATGAACGTTATCTTTAGTTTCCGAATCCGATTTGAGCGAAGACTTTAAAAGCCTTTGAAGACTACTCATTCTGTTTAAAAACTCTTTCGAGTTATTTTTGTTTTTTTCCACTTTTTTTCTTATCTTCTTTTTTCTCTACCTTAACTTCTTTTTTGGCTACTTCAATCTCTTTTTTAGCTTTTGGTTTATATTTAGGATCAGTTAAAACAAAATATGAAATCTTACTACCAATGGTTGACAATTTTACTTCTAGAACAGGTATTTTATTTCTTTTAAAGCTACTCAAAGCTTGATTAAGTTTTTGTAATTCTTCATATTGGTAAAGTTTCATAGTGGGCATACTCCTTTGTCGCAAGGACTTTCAATAAATAAAAATTGATACAGTAGATAAAATAATACTGTATTTAAGACTATAAAAACAAGTCCCAGAATAGCGAGAGTAATATCAAAATTTCTTTTCTTCTTGAAGAATCTAACCAAAAACATCCATTCTTTTTCAGCAAGCCACATTACAAGTCTTGTGTGCATTAACATATCAAAAGCATCTGTGCAACGTTGCAGAGTTAATTTTCTCCAAAAACACTTAAGAGCTCCTTTAATAAGGGGGCGTTTACTTGGTATAAAAAGTCCTAAAATCACAAAATAAAAAATTAAAGTTAAGCAAGGTAAACAAAACATTTCTTTATTATAACAGTTCTTTTAGCCGCCATTTTTTCCTTCTGTTTAAATGAAATAATGCTACCCATTTGTGAATATTCCACTTATCGTTTGTTTCGCCCTTGCGATATTTTCTTGGCCTAACGTGTTTTAGTCGTGGTTTCACTTAGCACCCCAAGTTAACTGGTCTTCCTGTTACCATGTCTGCCATTTCTTCAATACTTTTAATAGAGTCTGTTAATTCTGCCAGTTTCTCAAACCTGAATCTTTTAGAACAAATCGTTTCACACTCTGTTATTTCCCTATTCTCCATTACATCTATTTTACCATCGGCTCCAGGAAGACAGAATTTACTTTTGTCTAGGATACAGCGTTCCATGATTAATTATACCAAGAGATGTTTCGCACCGCCGAGAAACAGCACTATTACTTCATCCTTCCCGCCGCTTCTCTGACATCCCAAAGTATGTCTATCTTTTCTTGTCCTGGGTGTAGGACTAATCCAAAACCCCCCATTGATTCCTCTCCCTTACGGGGCCATCCCATCTTACGGGAGTATCTGTCGGTTTTCTTATAAGTACCTAGTGCCAGTGAATGGAACTTTACCTCTCCGCCTCCATGAACTTTATGCACCTGTGTCAGTGCCGCCTTGACGTGGTTATGAGCAGTAATTGAAACAACCGAGCCAATCCCCTCATCCCTCCATTGTCTAAGTGAAGCGTGAGCATCGTTATAGACCGAGAATCCCTTGTGTCTGTGAGAACCAACCAGTCCATATTTCTCAATCGTTTTGCCATCGTTTATTCCAACCGTTACATAGGAAACTCCCTCTAAATAGTGAGCACCGTACTTCTTCCACAAGTCCTGATAAAGGGTATGAGAACCCGTCCTGTCTTTTCCCCACATGTCATGATCCCCTCCAAAGGCCGCTATCATCTTCCCCCCTTTAGCCATCTCCTCAAACGCCGCTTGAGCAAACATGGTCTGTTCGTCTCCTCTCATAATAGCGTTCATGGCAGGAGACCAGAAGTAAGAGTCGGTTATATCACCAAAAGGTATTGAGTAGCCCCCAACATCTTTAACCGCCTGGAGATCACCCGCAAATCGTTCATAGTCACTATCTCCTCCAGCGTGAACGTCAGCTACCAGCCAAACGAGAATGGGGTCTTTGGAATCTATCACTACGTCAACACTTTCAGGTATTGTTAACAATTCGGAAACTTCCTTCTGTCGCCTAACCATTATCTCCGTCCATTCGGCAAAGTTACGGGGTGAACCATCTGCTGTTAAATGCCTAAGTCTTGAATCTCGTCTCCCCAGATCGTCTACTAAAACCTTACGACTGACTTCCTCTTGAGTGGCATAAGTCCCGTCAATATAATGTAATCCCTCTTTCATTCTTGCCTCCTTGCGAAATTTGATAACCTTTCTATATCTGAAGCTCTGGCTATTACTTCACCATCTTTTATCAAGTCCCAATCTTTATCAAATTCGAATGTCCTAACTGCAATATGGAAACCGTGACGATCTTTCTTTCGGATACGGGAACGGACTTCAGAGAGATCACGATGACGGCGTTCAATAACAATTTCTTTATTTTTGTGACCCACTCTTTCATTATAAGTTTTTCAAGAACACAAAACAATAAGATTATCTAGATCTATCTGAAGAAATCACTGGAGTATCATGCCTAGGAATTTCTGCACCCTCGGGAACACGATCAAATTCTTTGCTATGTATAATAAGTCGCCAACAATGAGTATTTATTTCATATCTAAATCTCATCATCTGAGCATCTTTAGGTAATGCGTTTTTAGAGGCTTCCTTAAGAATATCACCAAGTATTTCAGCTGATACATCTAAATATTTAACCCTATCCAGTCTTTCTACTTTTTTTGCCATTTTTTATTATCTCTAAATGATTAAATTTAACAACAGTAAATTTTTCCTTATCTAACTTTATCATGGCTCCATTTAAAAATATATTGGTTACTTCTCCCACTTTTCCTACTTTGTCTAATGGGCCAATAATAATTTTTACCTTGTCACCTTTTTTCATTTAAGTAAAATTAAACATGCAGTTGATAATACTAAACTAAACAACGATAACGTCAGAGGATCCCTACTTTTCCATTGGTGATCTAACGATCTAAATATCCAATATATGACTAGAATAAAATCGATAATGGTTAAAATACTCCAAAATATTTTCATTTCTTTTTTAATAAATAGTTTTTTAACCAATCTTCAAAAACCATACTTAAAACATAAGGTTCACCATCTAATTCACCATCTTCTTCGTCTCTATAAGGAAAATGGTCATGATTCCTCAATAACCATTCTTGGACATCTCTGAATATTTTCTTTCGTTCTTCCATTCTTTTTCTTTATCAAACTAATAAAATCGTTTTTATCTAAAACCACTAATTCAATTCCCTTCTTTATAAGTAAAATTGATAATATTGGCAGCTTTCTGGATTTTAATGCCTCGTTGAACAATTTAGTCCACATACTCGATGTTATCCGAAATCCTTCTTTATCGGTTGTCTTAGAATCGATTAAGTAGTCTTTCGTTACGACATCCCCTGCGAACGACCAAAACCCTCCACTTTTAGGAGTACGTCGCCCACCAAATTGTTCAGCGTCTTTAATTTCCTTTCGTTGCCAAGTCTTCACTTTCTCTTTTTAAATATGGAAATCATACTAACGGCCATTAAAATAGCAATTACTACTAGAAAAACCCAATAATTTAAGCCGTTAAGTTCTTTCTTTTCACCTGAAAGTAAATTAACGGGGGTAGGAACGGGTTCTACTAATGTTGCTGTATTTGTTGCGGTGGGAATAGTATCTTCAAAAACATATCCACCTTCAGCGCCTGCTAATAACATAATCATTCACCTCCTTAATTATTATATTTTAATAAAAATTCTGGGTTAACGATTTTAAAACTCAGTCTTCCCAATTCTTCGTCCTGTGTTTCAGTTAATGGCCTAACAACAACACCTTCCACCCAAACATTGGGGTTAATAATTGACTTACGGGTAGCATAAGTTACCATTTCATCAACAGTTTTAAGCAGTTTAAAATTATCATCTAAAACAGGTACAGTTTCAACTCCAAGATCTTTACAAAAAGTAATAAATTCTTTGTATGGTAAATATTTGCCCGTACTAATATTGTAAACATTAAAGAAGAAAATCTTTTTACCTTTAATAAGCAACTTATTGCTTTGGACATTTTCTCCTACAAGTTCACCTTGCATGGCATAATTTCCTAGTTTTTTAAATTTATCTTCAATTCCCAGATCGATAATTGCTTTCCAGAACGCATTTGACGAACCTTTTGGATACCAAATCTTGCGACTACAAACTCCTATTTTTCCATTATTGTGAAAAAAAGTAATACTGCTTCCGTCTAATTTTTCAGTAACGTAAAACTTCTTTGATTTATGTCGAGTTAACACTTTGGCAACAGTTTGAATCCTTGTTTCGTCTGTTTTAGGAACGAAACTAGGAAAAGGCTTTAAGCTACTTCCCCATAATTTAACAGCAAGTTTGGGAGAAATTCTTTTAATAAACATTCCTATTTTAATTGGAAGCCATTCAGGGAAAACAATAGGCTTGCGAGAGGAAGATAAGTTATTCTGTTCAATATATCTTTCATATTTAACTACGCCCAATTCTTTGGTGACATCATCACCTTCTTTATGTCTTTTAGTAAGAATAGAAAGAGGTATGCATAATCCTTGAGATATTTGCTTTCTTAATCTAATAGTTTTTAGACGATAACCACTATGTTCTTTTTGATCTTCTCCTATAATTGTTTTTACTCCTGTCTTTTTTAAGAAATCAAATTCAGGTCTTACGGGAAGCAGTGAGTCTGTTTCAAAGTAAACACACAAATCGCCTACTTTAAAATCACCCTTAAGAACAACTACGTGCCAACCTAAAACTGTGGCACGAACAATTTTGTCTGCACCTTCTATCGGTTGAATGTCTATAATTTTTTGTACTGTTGCTAGTTTTCTCATATTTTTAATTATTCAAATGGTAAATCCTCAACAACATCTTCTTCAACTTTACCTTCTTTGGCAGGTGCTTGAGGTTCAGGGGGAGCAGGATCGGCCGATTGGTCGTTAACTGCAACTCCTGTTTGTTTTTCTTTATTATCTAGTAAAAGTAACTCATCGGCAACAATTTCAGTTATATAATGCTTCTGCCCCTGAGTATCTTCCCAGTTTCTATTAGATATTCGGCCTTCGATAAAAACTTTTCTGCCTTTACTCAATAATTGAGAACAAATCTCTGCTAATTTGCTCCACGCAATAACACGATGAAAAGTTGCTTCATCTTGAGCCTCACCTTGTGCATTTTTCCAACTACGATTAGTTGCTACTGAAAAATTGCAAACAGGTGTTCCACTTGGGGTATATCTCAGTTCGGGGTCTTTTGTTAAATTACCTATTATTTGTGCCTTATTTAGACTTCTTGACATACGTCTCCTTTTTTATAATTTTATTAACTTGTTTCTAAACTTTTTATTACTTCTAATCTCACTTTCTAACTCCTCACGGCCTTGAAATGTTTTACCCAACACATCGTAATAAGCTCCACGCCTCTTAATTTTGCTATGTAGTAAAAGCATTGAAACTAACTCATCTGCCGTATCAAATAACTCTAAATCAGGGTTTTTAGAGTCGGGATAATAAAAAAGGAAATAACCATCCCTATACGGCTGGCAAACCTTAGATTTGGTAACTTTAAATTTGATTGTTTGCCCAATTTTTCTTTTATCGTCCGTTAAAAATTCACCTCGTCTGACCTCGACTCTTAATGAAGAATAAAATCCTAATGACCTGCCACCACTCGTTATTTCTGGGTTTCCATATGAATTATGAACAATAGCCCCATCAGCTAAATAATTATGATTTTTTGTTTCTATATCAAATTTAACCATACTTCTCGTTTGTGGTTTATTATATTTATGAGTAACATAGGCATATTTAGTAA